CAAGTTTTGGCAAGTCCGAATTTAATAATTAATGGCGCGATGGAAATATTCCAGAGAACAACCTCGGTTTCCAGTGTGTCAGATAACACATATCCTGTACAAGACCGAATGAATTTCTTTTTTAGTAATGATGGTGTCATATCTGTATTTGCTAGTAGCGAACATCCAACAGGTGCAGGGTTTTCAAAATCTCTAAAAGTGGATGTAACCACAGCGGATGCTTCAATAGCGGCTGGTCAATATTTTGGCATTAATCAAAGAATAGAAGGTTACAACCACGCTCAACTTGAGTACGGAACATCCAGCGCTAGATCCATTGTGGTTTCATTCTATGCCAAATCCAATTTAACAGGTCCATTTTGTTACAGCGTAAAAAACGGTGCATCTGATAGGTCGTTCCCAATAGAGTTTAGTTTGAGTGCTGCTGACACTTGGGAAAGAATTTCTTTTGTCATTCCGGGCGATACAAGCGGCACTTGGTTGGAGACAAATGGGATTGGGGCGTATCACCAAGTTTCTCTTGCTATAGGTTCAACCTTTCATGGGACTAATAACACTTGGCAAGCTGGTAATAAGGTAGCAACCAGTAATCAGGTAAACCTTTTATCAAACACTTCTAACGAGCTTTATGTAACAGGCTGGCAAGTTGAAATAGGAGATGTAGCTACAGCTTTCGAGCATGAAGACTATTTAATTACGCTTAACAAATGTTTGAGATATTTTTACAAGTTACGAAAAACTAACGCTTGGGGTGAGTTTGTTACTATTAGAACATACAGCAGTGATGATGGCACAGGAATTATATATTTTCCACAACCAATGCGAGCACAGCCCACTTTAACAATAGATAAAACTGTAAACTCAACAAATTTTGCATATAGCTTAAATTCTATTGCTGTCGCGGCTTCAGATGTAAATGTAACACAGGTAGGTATTGCATGTGCATCATCTAGTGCCTCGGCATTCGTTACAGGTGGTGGCGCCACAATACAATCAAATGGTGCTAGCGGTGCTATTGATGTTTCATTTGATTTTTCAGCGGAGTTATAAAAATGACTTTTACTAATTTGAAGTACATTAAAGATCAAAGTGGAAATAACATATCAATAAAATTTACATGTAATGGACAAACTGAAATGTCTGTTGCAGTGGGTGCAGTAGGTAACATGCATTATGATGAAATAATAAAACAAGTAGATGCCGGAACTATTACAATAGCGGCGGCAGATTAGCAATGCTTAGAATATACATCTTAATATTTGTTATGGCAATCATTGGTGCTGTTGCGTATGGTGCTAAATACTATTATGACACTACACAAAATAAGATTGCGATCCTTACTGAGAACAATGCACAACTCGAAGTTGCTGTACAGACAGCATCGGCGAGTTTAGATGCAGCAATCGAAAATCAAGAAAAATTAGGAGCACTCAATAAATCTCTGCAAGTAGATTTACAAAAGGCTGAACAATACGGAGATAGTCTCCGTGATAAATTACAACAACTCAATCTAGTCAAAGATGCACTGACAGATGCAAAAGACTTAGAAGGTAGAATGAATGGTGCAACTGCTAAAATCTGGCGTGAAATTACTACCGATACCGGTGGCGATGGTGGCCGTCCTATTCCTAACTGGCTGCAGCAGTCTAAGGCTGCCAGCGGAAGTGAAGACGGTAACCAAGATCGAGAAAGTAACGATACCGACGGTAGCACGACCGAAGCCAGTACAACTGAATGATGTTCGAGTTTACGTAGTAAACGAAGAGATCTATGAAGAATTCGTAAAAGAGTTTACCGCGGAAAACGGTGAACTTGCTTTTGTTGCTTTATCAATGAAAGATTATGAGAACTTAGCTCTTAACATTGCAGAGCTTCGAAGATATATTAATCAACAAAAAAACATTATTGTATATTACGAAGATGCTGTAACAGATAAGGAGAAAGAAGAATGATGTCTTTTATTATAGATCAACTTATAACATGGTGGCAATTCACAGTAGTCGGTGTTCTTATTATTATCGGATTTATTATTAATCTTTTTGGTGTAGACAATGATAAAGAACTTATAGGATTCAAATATAATGTAATGCCAAAACTAAGACCGATTCCTATCCCCACAGCCGGCAAAGGTTTTTGGGGTGCAATATGGATGTGGTTACTTGGTACACGTCATTGGGAAGTAGCAGATGACTGGGCATTTGAGATTAATGGAGAAGGATTTATTATACCGCAAGGCTTTCAGTTCGATGGAGCATCGATACCAAAGTTCTTGCATACGTGGTTATCGCCAACAGGTGTTTTGTTAATGGGTGGTCTCGTACACGACTACGCATATAAATATGAAACTCTGTTGCGATCTGGTCAGAAAGAAACATTAGGAGTCATTGACCAGAAAAGAGCCGATGAAATATTTAGAGATATTAACATCGAGCAAAACGGTTTTCATTTCCTTAATAACCTTGCTTATTGGGCATTGCGTATTGGAGGATTCGCAGCATGGAATGGACACCGTAAACGTAACTGTAAAATCGAAGGACTCAATGAGTTCAACGAAAAGAAATTATTAGGAGAGTAGCATGAGAGAATGGATAAATAACAGGATAAGTGAAAGAACATCGTGGGACGGCGCAGCACTTGTTGCTGTAGGTGTTGTAATTTTATTTGCCGGACCTTTCGCAAAAATGGCAGCATACGCAGCAATTGCTTATGGTGCATGGACAATTTGGAAATCGGAGTAAAAAATAAAAATGATTGACACTAGAGATGATATGTTAGCTGCAGTAGAAGAATATGCTAAGGGTAACATTGCGGTTCATAAAATGAATGTTGAAGTATACCTTGCTAATCCAGCTGGTATCGGTGAACACTCGGATATTACAGAAGCTGTAGTAGCTGAGATGGAAAAAATTGCTCGTTGGCAAGATGTGATTGATACGATCAACGAACATTTTTCTGATTAAAAGAAAAAAAAATTAACAAAACGCAGTTTTAAGGCCATTTTAGGGGTTTACAAAAACTGCGTTTTGATATATAATACTACCAATAAAACAATTCAGCTATATGTTAGGACAGAGAATGCAAACTCCGTTTGTGGACACTAGAGAATTTTTATCGCAAACTAAATTTTACGAAGGATACTCTCGGTTCAAAGAAACCGGTAATGGTGGTTATGAGTCATGGGATGAATCGGTAGATCGAGTCATTAACATGCACCAAGAAAATTATGATGAGGCTGCCGGTAAATTGCAGTCATATTTAGAAGAGGCTCGCACTGCGTATAAAGAGCAGCGAGTACTAGGAGCACAAAGAGCTTTACAGTTTGGTGGTGAACAACTACTAAAACACCAAATGCGCATGTACAATTGCACATCATCTTATGCAGATCGTGCAGAGTTCTTTGGAGAATTCTTTTATATTTTACTATGTGGTGCAGGCGCAGGATTTTCTGTGCAGCAACATCACGTAGCTAAATTTCCAAATATTCAAAGCAGAACTAAACAGGCCAAAGGTTATATTGTAGAAGACTCTATTGAAGGCTGGGCTTCAGCTCTCGACGTGTTGATGTCTTCTTATTTTGTAGGTGGTGGTAAGTTTCCGGAGTACGAAGGCCGCAGAGTATTTTTTGATCTAACTCATATTAGACCAAAAGGATCAAAAATATCTGGTGGATTCAAAGCACCGGGACCAGAAGGTTTACGTAAAGCACTCGATAAAATCGAGTTGTTACTACAAGGTCTGGTTATCGATTCAAAAGAACCAGTTAAACTAAAACCAATCACAGTATATGACATCTGTATGCATGCCGCTGATGCAGTATTATCTGGTGGTGTTCGTCGTTCGGCTACTATTTGTTTGTTCTCACCAGAAGATGATGAGATGATGAATGCAAAAACCGGCAACTGGTTTATGGACAATGCACAACGTGGCAGATCCAACAACTCAGCAGTGATTGTACGTGATGAGGCAACACCAGAAATGTTTGCTAAGATTATGGAATCAGTCAAATCATTTGGTGAGCCAGGATTCTACTTTACTACGTCAAAGGAACATACAACAAATCCTTGTGTTGAGATCGGAATGTTTCCACAGTACGAAGGTGAGTCTGGTTGGCAAGGCTGTAACCTTACAGAAATCAATGGTGGCATGTGTAAAACACCAGAAGATTTTTATTTGGCTTGTCGAGCTGGTGCTATCCTTGGTACACTGCAAGCCGGTTACACAGACTTCAAATTTCTTTCTCCAGTATCTAAGAAAATCTTTGACCGTGAAGCATTGCTCGGTGTATCGATTACTGGTTGGATGAATAATCCGGACGTACTCTTCGATGCAAAGGTTCTTGAAAAGGGAGCTAAAATTGTTAAGAAAATTAATAGAGAGGTCGCTGCTATCATTGGCATTAATCCTGCTGCTCGGACTACATGTGTTAAGCCAAGCGGTAACGCAAGCGTCCTCCTACAAACAGCAAGCGGAATCCACGCAGAACATTCCCCGATGTACATCCGAAACATCCAAATGAATAAAGAGTCTGAAATTACTCAGGCTATCATCAAGTCAAATCCTTATATGGTCGAAGAATCTGTATGGTCTGCCAATGGCACGGATGTAGTTATTTCGTATCCTATTGTACCACATAAAGGATCAATGTATAAGGATGAACTCTATGGTGTCAAGCATTTGGAATTGGTTGCAAAGGCACAAAAGCACTGGGTCGTTGCTGGTACAAATGAGGAACTTTGCGCTGATGAAGGTATTCGTCATAATGTCTCTAATACTATTATTGTTGATGATTGGGACGAAGTAGAGAAATACGTATTTGAGAATCGTTATTCTTTCTCCGGTATTTCATTCCTTGGTATGTCTGGTGACAAGGACTACAACCAAGCACCGAACACCGCGGTGATTGATGAGAAGCAAATGGTAAAACTATACGGTGCGGCTGCAATCTTTGCATCTGGTCTTGTAGTTGACGCTATGAAAGTATTCCCGAACCTATGGGATGCATGCTCAACAGCACAAGGTATGGGTATGGATATTAGTCTTGAATCTTCTGAAAATTCTGCAAGACAGGATTGGGTACGGCGATTTGAAAATTTTGCAAATAACTATTTGAAAGGTGATATAAAGAAGACCGAATATTGTTTGAAAGATGCTTATCTCATGCATAAATGGAATAAGATCCAACAGTATCTGGTAATGCCAAATTGGAATGAAGATTTAACAGAACAAGTATTTACCGATGTAGATACTATGGGTGCTGCCGCATGCGCCGGCGGAGCCTGTGAAATTGACTTCTAGTCCATGCATTCAAATCTGTACAATTGTAGATGACTACTGTATCGGTTGTGATAGACACAAGGATGAAATAACCGAGTGGCTTACCGCAACCGATGAAAGAAAAATAGAAATCCTAGAAAGGATTGAACGTGATCGAACATAAAATTGAATGTGAAGAATGCGAAAATACATCCTTTGTAGGAAGCTTTGAAGAACCAATGTATTGTCCTATTTGTGGTAGAAGAGCAGTAATTCAAATAGTAAAAGAAGATGATGACTATTGGGATGATGAATAAATACATGTATGTGGTACTACGATAATGAACAATTTGACGAAACTCCTGAAGCCTACCAAGGATTTGTCTACCTCATCACAGAACTGGATACAGATAAGAAATATATCGGTAAAAAGAACTTCTGGAGGCCTAAGACATTACCAAAAAATTCAAAAAGAACTAGGCGAATCAAAACAAGAGTTGAGTCTGACTGGCGATCATATTATGGATCAAATAAGGAAGTTCAAATTCTCGTTGAACGAAAAGGGTCAAGTAATTACAAAAGAGAAATCTTGATATTATGTAAGACAAAAGGTGAAATGTCTTATTACGAAGCAAAACTGCAATTCAAACATGATGTGTTATTACGTGATGATTACTATAACGAGTTTATTGGATGTAAGATTCACTCAAAACATATAAAGAAGCAGGAACCAAAATAATGTACGAATACAGATGCGAGATAGTAAAGATTATTGATGGCGATACGGTTGATGTCGACATTGATTTAGGATTTGGTGTTTGGATGCGTAATGAACGTATACGTCTATATGGTATCGATACACCAGAATCGAGAACACGAGATCTCGAAGAAAAGAAGTATGGACTTGCTGCAAAGGAATTTTTAACCAAATGGTTGGAAGCAGGTAATATTACATTAAAGACACAAAAAGATGCCGAAGGTAAGTTCGGTCGTATACTCGGTGAATTGTGGTATAACGATGTCAACATTAATCAGAAAATGGTTTCTGAACACCATGCGGTTGCATACCACGGTCAATCGAAAGATGAAATAGTAAGTGAACACTTACATAATAGGACTATGCTAAAATTAGATGAATAGCATTTAATGGTTTACATTCTTTGAAATCTATGGTATAATATATCTACGATTGAAAAGGAGCTATGTTATGATTATAATCGACTTCAGTGGTATCGCCGTTGCTAATATCATTGTACAAAAAATGAATGATGAGTCTATGATCCGTCATATGATTCTTAATTCAATTCGTATGTATCGTAAGAAATTCAAAGACGAATACGGTACAGATATTGTTCTAGCTTGCGATGCTGGTAATAACTGGCGTAGACAATACTATCCTCAATACAAAGCCAACCGCAAGAAAAGTCGCGATGAATCAACTTTTGATTGGAATAAGGCATGGTCTATTCTAACTCAAGTCCGCGAAGAAATCAAAGAAAACTTTCCTTACAAACTAATCCATGAAGATGGTTGTGAGGCCGATGACATTATCGGTACATTGGTAGAACATACACAGCAATTCGGTCAATACCAAAAGGTAATGATCGTATCTGCAGATGGTGACTTTAAGCAATTACAAAAGTATGATAATGTTTCTCAGTTTTCACCATTGACTAAAAAGTATGTAGAAGAAACTCATCCTCGTCAAAATCTAAAACTTAAGATTCTACAAGGCGATGCCGGTGATGGTATACCTAACGTGTTATCACATGACGATACCTTTGTTAATGGTGAAAGACAAACACCACTATCAAAGAAAAAGAAACTAGCAATCTTAGAAGATCTATCCGAAGGCGAGCTTCTATATGCAGCCAGCTGGTATCGTAATTACCAACGCAATGAAAAGCTAATTGATCTTACACAAACACCGCAAAATCTTAAACACAATATTATAAATGAGTATGAGCATCAAGAACCTAGTAATAACACAGCTCGTGTACTCCCGTATCTTATAAATAAAAATTGTAAGATGTTGATTGAATCAGTAGAGGAATTTATTAAATGATGGACATATTCGAAATATTAGAAAAAGCCGGTAAACAACGGCATAAGAAAGATAAAGTTCGTATCTTAAAAGAAAATGAAACTTGGGCATTAAAAGATGTTTTAAGAGGATCAATGGATTCTAATATTAAATGGAAGCTACCAGATGGTGAACCACCATATACTGCTTCTGAAGCACACAATCATCCAGCCAGCTTACATCGCGAACATAAACAGTTCGTATACTTTGTCCAAGGGCAAAAGCTATGTGAATCGTTACCAGCATATAAAAGAGAAAAGATATTCTTAGGAATACTCGAAGGAGTACATCCTCAGGATGCACTGGTAATTGTTGATATGATTAATAAGAAAACCCCAACCGGCCTTTCTCGGCCAATCGTAGAGGAGGCATTTCCAGGTCTGCTCACGGATTAACTTCAACAAATAGGAACTCAATGAACCTAGAACTCAAACCGTTAAGACAAAAAAAACTGTACCACCAAATGAAAAAACAACTATTGCGTCATGATAAGAGAGTGATGTTGTATCTAAGAAATCAGAATTGGTTAAAAATAAGAAAACAAAAGGACAGACGAAGACGAAGAGTGCTAATGAGATTATGGAGAATGAATCAATTGAAATTACTAAAAACGGGAAGATTACCTCTGCCTACACCAGCGCAGTAATTTCTTCTTAAAATAAAAAATAATGGTGTACTTATTATGATAGAAGGTGTATAATTATATAATGAATATTTTTATTTTACATGAAGACCCGGTTATCGCTGCGCAAATGCAGTGTGATAAGCATATTCCAAAAATGGTAGTGGAATCTGCTCAAATGTTGTCGACTGCCCATCGTGTTCTCGATGGTAAGCTAACTAAACGCCCCTCAAAATCTGGCAAGACTATGGTAAAGTATTGGGATCTTTACGAAGGTGCCGACGACCTCGAAGCAGAACTAACTTACTATGCTGCAGTTCATGTCGGTCATCCATGTACTCAATGGACGATGGAAAGCGAGGCTAACTATCGCTGGCATTACGAACACTTTATTGGTCTATGTGACGAGTATACATACCGCTATGAAAAACTACACAAGACAGCACGAGTTCTAGGTGGTCCATTGTATTCTGCACCACGTAATATACCAAAAGGTCCAATGACTCCTTTCAGACTAGCAATGGGTTCCAATCCAGAATGCTTTTTCTACCATGAACCGGTAAGATCTTATCGAGCATTCTACAAAACAAAACAAGCACGATTCAAAATGGTATGGACAAAACGTGAAATGCCTGAATGGTTTATGGAGAAATGTGATGGATAAAGTTTTCATATTAGTTATATCAATGTGGGGTAGTGATGGTGTTGACGATCATTACATTGGCCAACTTGCTCTACAACAACCTATGACAAAAGAGCAATGTGAATATATGATACACGATAAAATGTGGGAATCTTCTTACGAAAATGAGTACTATCATATGAAAGGCCATTGTTTCCCAAAAGAGTGTTCAGGTCAGGAGGAATGTAATGGACAATTTGGATAGACTAGATCAAATAGATATTATTGAAAATGAAATTGCGTATGCTGAATCATGTTTGCAACCACAAGATACGGGACATATAAGTACTGCTATTGGATGGATGCAAAGGCGTGTTAACGCTATAAAGAAAGAAATTCGAGAAGATGCCAGTCTACACATTAAGAGATATTAAGACTCGACGAGAACACGATGTAACATGTACTTATGACGAATTGCAGCAGATCTTGGATGCACAACCTGATTTAATCAAGGTTTTGTCAACTCCAAATTTTGTTGGCAATACTCAAACACATGCTAATTCAAAAACCAGCGATGGCTGGAAGGATCTTTTAGGTAGAATTAAAAAAGGTTCTGGAAAGAATAACACTATAAAAACGTAATGGAATTCAAACATGAAACAATTGATCTTGGCTATGGTGACTTGGTTGCAGATACACAGCCAACAGGCCGTACTTACATTACTCCTGACGGTGTTCGTTATCCTAGCATTACTACAGTCCTAGGAATACTATCTGAAGCTGGTATTGCAGCGTGGCGTAAAAGGGTAGGTGAAGATGAAGCAAACCGCGTAGGCGGGCGAGCATCCGCCCGTGGAACTCTAGTCCACTCTATAGTGGAGAAATACTTACTCAATGAAAATACTAAAGAATATTTGCCACACATTAGACAAAGCCTCGAAAACCTACGTCCAATTCTGGATAGCCGGATCGGAACGATCTACGGCCTCGAGGTACCTCTTTATAGTTCTTACCTCGGTGTTGCTGGCCGATGCGATTGTGTCGCTGAGTTTGACGGTGTTCCATCCATAGTAGATTTTAAGACATCACGTAAACCGAAGAAAAAAGAATGGATCTCGAATTACTTTGCACAGATGGCTGGTTATGCAGTGATGTGGGAAGAACGTACAGGCATGCCAATAACCAACACAGTAATTATTATGGATGTAGATGATAATGAACCTCTGGTATTCAAAGAACATAGAGACAACCACATACAACTCCTCATTGATACAAAGAAAGAATACGATACTCGTAAATTATTTTCACATTAAGTGCATTTTATGGTGTACATTTAAGAAAAACTGTGGTATAATAGATCTATAATAAAAAAAGAGGAGAATTTTATTATGGAATATCGTTATAAAGTACTAGAATCAGTATTAGCCAATATTGCAAAGGATTCATCAGTCGAAAATATCTTTGATGAAGTTTCTCGACTAACAAGCGATGAGCGTAGACATTTGAAAAATCTACTTGTAGTAGTAGAAGATGCCTGCCATTGTGTAGCAATTGATATGGGAGAAGCAGCATGACAGTATATCTAGACATGGATGGAGTCATTGCGGACTTCTTTAGTGGCCTTGAATTGAAATACGGTGTTGACCACTGGAAGTCAATACAAGATCGTGAAATCAAGTTCAAGGAACTTGCTAACACTAACTTCTTTCACACAATTCCAATTTTCAGAGAAGATCGTGGACCAAGGCGAGCAGGAGCTAGTATCTCTTGCGAAATCGTAAGGTTTACAAATGAAATATCTGGAGGTGACTGGGGTATATGTACTTCTCCACTACGTGGCGATACAATGAACTCAGGTTACTGGAAGAGACGTTGGCTCGAAGATAAAAATTATATGCCACCACTTACAGAAAATCTTATCATCACATCTAATAAACATAAGTATGCTTGGAATGCACTAACACGCAAGCCAAACATCTTGGTAGATGATAAGCCTGAAAATATCAAGCGTTGGACAGAAGCTGGAGGAATTGGTATTCGCTTCCAGACTAATGAAGATGACTTAGAAGAATACCTCTTTGTAGAACTGGAGAAGGCGATTGAACGTTCAAGAAATACTTAATTGTAGAACTGAATTTGAAAATATAACTGAGTGCTATAATATGAATGGGCATATTGGTAGTAGTATAAATAGCCTAAAGTGGTTTGTTGAGAATGGACATAAGTCTAACTCACTTCGTAATGGATTTAATGATGCAATGGAAATCGCTGAGAAAATCCTTACGGAGGTTAGCACATGGCAAAATCAAAAACACTCGAATCAGGGTCTATCTTTGAAAAGCTAGATACTGATGGCGATGGTATTATTACAGATGAAGAAATGGCAAGAGCGAAAGAGATAGCAGAGTTTGAACATAAACGAACTATGCAACAGAATGAAGATGCAAAAGAAGATCAAATTAGACGTATGGCATGGTTTGCTTTATGGGGTATGCTTCTATATCCTGTTGGCATTTTTTGCGCAGATATGGTGGGGTATGAAACAACAGGACAATTACTTGCAGACATTGCTCCTACCTACTTTGTCGCAATCTCAGCTCTAGTTGGTGCTTTCTTTGGTGCACAAGCATACCAGAAGACAAAGAAGAATGGCACTAGTTAATGTATCAGGCCTTAGTTTGGGCTTGCTTAGTATGGAATACAGAAAGTTGTAAAATCCTTGAAGACCAAAGAGGTCCGTATAAATCGTATGAAAGATGTGAAGTGAGAGCACTCGAAATGTCAGAAGATGTACATATACATATGATAGGATACAAAGCAACTAGGTGGAAATGTAGACCCCTACCGAAAGGAAGACTTACAGCTCCACTTTTTTGAGGTGATAATGAGGAATTTGATATTTCAATATTATATCCCATATGAATCTTTTGATGCAGATATGGGTGGAAAAGAAATGCCTGAATGGGCAAAGGCCGGTCAAAGATCTGCACAGGCATATGCAGATAATTGTGGTGCAGATTACATGTTCACCACTGACCGGTTTTTCCCGCATCTGGATCCTCGTTTAGATTCCATCCGTTTATTCTATGATCCACAATTTGAACAATATGACCACGTACTCTGTTTAGATCTAGACATGCTCATAGCAAGTAAAGACAACGTATTCGAACGTGACATTGCAGATGTAGCAATGGTGCATGAATATGGTGTGCATACGGGCGGACCAGCAGCATGGTTACGCAATGTCATGGATAAACCTCTACAAGAAAGAGGAATAATTGCATACGGCAAACACCTATTCGGAAAGGACTGGATGTTTCCAAAATCAACTCGTTATCCAGAAGAAAGGTTCCGTTATCTCAATGGAGGCTTTCAATTATGGAGTAAAGAAGGTAGAGCAAAAGCAAGAGAGCACTTTACTTCCATTGATAACTACGTCCTACACACAAGATATACAGAACAGATGTATGTCAATCTCCAATTATCACAACCAATTCCACGTGGAATTAACCAGCCAATTTTTAATGTAACCGAGTTTAGTACAACTTGGAATCGCATGCCTTATCAATGGCGTGGTAAACCTGATGGAAAATTAAATCACTTCTTGGCTCGTACTAAATTTGAAATGCCAAGACTAGAACATACGGAGTTAAGTATATGGCAAGGTACTTAGAGATAGCTGCAGAGAAACCACGCGGTCTGAACTGGACAGTTATGAACTTAGCAACACATAGTGGAGTTGCGAAAGGTGATGCTACTAACCTACCATTACCTTACGGTGATAAAGAATTCAATGGTGTATATTCAGAACACTTTATCGAACACATGTACAAGTACCAAGGCATAAACTTTTTTAAGGAAGTAAAAAGGATATTGCAGCCGGGTGGTGTCATAAGAACTGTATGGCCTCCATATGAATTTGTAGAAAGATTAGTAAGTGATGAAAAACTAGATGAACACGAAACTAACTTTGTAGATCATTACTATAATTTTTATATCGTAAGAGAAAAATTCTCACCACCAGGGAATGGACATAGAAGTAAAAGAGAGCAGTGTGCATTAGGTTTACTACATCAGAAAGGACAGCATTTGCATATATGGAGCAAAGCTGAAATGATAGATACACTCAAGTCATTAGGATTTAGTGACGTAAAAGAACATAAGTATATGGAAAGTCGCACGGCAGATTTTGCTAATATCGATACACCCGGAAGAATCAGAGCTCTACATTCTGCAGTAGTGGAAGCAACTAAATGGTAACAATAATTGTTGATTGTACTCAATCTCATTACAAATTTCCAGAGTACTGGACACCTCTGAGGTTGAAACATGCTAAGATGGAATTTATTTTTAATGAGCATTCACATATGCATGCGATAGAAAAAGCTGTCAACAAACATATTTTTATTACTACAACAAATCTTGTACCTACATATGAAACAATGATAATGCTTGAAAAATTACGTGACAATACAATACTAGTGCCGAAAGTTTTCATAGGTCTGTCTACTAAGAACAACGCAGTAAGTTGTGAAAAAAATAAATGTCTGGAAATGAATGACTTCAATATGAACTCTTACATAGATAAGTACAATCCAGAAATAATTGAGAAAGGAACAATGTACAGTGTCTAGGCCTAATATTATTTTACAGCATTTTGATGGCGATTTACGAGAACTAGATCATTTATCAATTGAAAACATGAAACAGTACGCTAAATTTGTAGGTGCAGAGTATGCTCTTGTAAGAGGTAGGCCTTTCAGAAAACATCTAACTGGTGCATGTCAAAAAGTGTTTATGTTATCAGAACACTATGATGATTACGATCAAGTACTCATGGTTGATATTGATATGTTTGCTCCAAAGGGTATGTTTACAAATGTATTCAAAGTTCCGGGTATTGGTCTATACGCCAGTACTCAACAAATGTTACACCGAAAAATAGCTAACACCGCCGGTGGTAGTATGCTCTATCCGTATTGGGGTGGAGCGATATATAAAATGGACTTGCCAACTCGAAAGATTTTAAGAGAACATCTGGGTGGTGATGAATCTTGGATGGAACAATTTAACGAGGCGTATAAGTTTGAAGATGAAGGCATTATGCATATCCTTGCAAAGAGAGCACACTTCCAACCAGAAGAACCTTATATGCATCAGCGGTGGTGCCAATGTTCTTTCTTACCTAATCCCGAAAAAGCAGGATTTATTC